GTGGCCATGATACTCAAATATGCTTCCCAATCCGTAGCGGTCACATTAGAAACAGGTGACTGCAATATATTGGCTATAATGGCATACGAAACAACCATATCGTGCTTTTGCTCACTATAAACCCAATCAAATAAACCAAAGGGCTTGATTTTAAGTTTGGTCGTCAATCTCATCCTAATTAACAACGGATCTTGCTCCTCTATCTTAGCGGCCCGCTTATTAGGGGCACGCAAATCACCTTCACACTTCGCCTCGACTGACTCCAAAAACTTCGTCTCGACAACTATATAATTATCAAAAACTTTATACATAGATGGAACAAACTCTTCAGGTAACTTATCTATGTAATTAAAGTTCATCGATTCGAGATTTCCTAATTTTATAGGTGGCACAGTCCCAGGAAGACTTTCGCTTCCTGGGCTCTGCACGTTTTTTGACTCAGACAGTCGGGCAATTCTCTGTAATGAAGTCTCCACTGGGGCACTGGCGACCTTGGTAAAATCTATAGGTTCAGGCTTTATATCAAATGTAAACGGGTTATTGACTGATGCATACAATTCTTTCCAACGCAAAGCCTCTTTTTTCTCGAGTTCAACATCCTTCATTAAAGAGGCAACTGTACGTTTTAATTCAACATACCGGCGTTCTAAATCATCAAAACGACGCTGCAAATCATCTGGTTCACTAGTCGGAGCATACTCACACTGACCCAACACATACACGGGTTTCTCATTATTCATACCCAATTGTGAAAAATCCTGCGTGGTATGCTTAAACAAGCAATCAGTACGTTTGCATTTGCCGGCAGCAAAATGTCTACAAACCTTCATATCACCCTTACAAACTCCCTCGCATTTCCAATAACCGTCATTACAAACACGGATATTGGGCACTTTACAAACAGGACACTTAGCCTGTTTCTCACATCCTTTGCAGCAAGGTAATTCATCAGGGGCACTAAATGACTTCGGTTCTAAACAAAAGGGGCACAGCTTCGGGCTTGGACTAAAAGTTGGTCGCTCACATTGGCAACGCAATTTTCTCTCGAAAATACCATCAAACCCGCCGCACACACAACAACGAAAATGCTCATAGCAATCTATCAATTTCTTAGGGCAATCGTTCATTTTACAGACACTAAAAAGGTTTTCAGCCGCTTCTTTGAGTTCCTCTGTAGTCCTCAATCGGCGGTTCAACATAGGAGTATTCCGCAAAGAGGTCCCAATCAAACCATGGTAATCTCTAACGGGTTCATCCACACTAACTTTCTTCTCCTTTTTAGGTTTCGGTTCAACTCCACCGCGGCCACGTCCTTGAATCTTTTGCTTGACGTTCTGGCCACGGCCACCACTTCCTCGTCCCCGAGGAAGGGCTTCATTAATTGCTTCTTGATATCGCCTGATGTTTGTTAATCTATCCCTTTTGGCAAAAACATCATCCCACCCGTGTCTAGACAAAATGGCATTATGATCATCTGGATTCGGCCCACGCAATTTAGACGAAGGCACACTCTCACCAGAAAGATTCAAAACACCACCCGGCACGAACGAGATAGCCCGAGTAGTCTGTGGTTTCACATTTCCTAAAACCATTTCTACAGACCGAGAGGCATCAGCAACATCATCTGCTTTACCATCAAAATCCTCAGAGAAAGATGGTATAATATTCCCAGTGGGGACACCAGGTAATGACGTGGCACCATTCGGTATAGTGAGCCCAGCCATAGCGGTGTTAAGCTCATTAATACCATCAACGGTACGTTTAGCATCTTCCATCTACG